ACTAAAGTATACCGAATCGGTATCGCCATATACAATAGCATCGCCTACATGGTCTTCTTTTCCTGTAAGTAGTGCGTTAACAGTTTCAGCCATTCGCTTGCTGATGCACCGTCCAGTAAGAGTTGTTGATTGCCCGATGCGATGGTCAAAGAAACGGCAACCTGGATTAAGAATAGCACCATATAAACTATTAAGATTAATCTTCTTAACTAATTGTCGCTTGTCCCAATACTCAACATCACCTTGTTCATCCTTTGCACGTTTCAGTTCCTTCTGCATATCTTTACGCTCTGCATACCAGCGTTCAAGCAGTGCAGGGATAATGCCCTTGCGTTCATATGTAAAGATAGTACCGTTAGCACTAAGCGTCCAAGGCTGATTGCTGTCAAATATAAGACACCAAACATCATACGCACTGAGTGTATCCTCGTCACCGTTCTCCCAGTCAATGGTAATCTCAGTGCCACGTTCCATGTTCATAACTGCTTGATACTCTTTACTACCAAACTCGCCTTCCCATGCATCAGCAAAACTTTTTTTGTCTGCCATCTTTGTGCGCACTGCATGTTCGGTCATTGTTTGACGCAGTTGTCCTACCACAGTTTCTGGACCCATGTTAAGCGCACGAATTACACTAGGATACAAACTGTTGATGTCGATAGCACCAATCCAGTCATGCAATCCTTTTTTAGGATATGCAACATATGCACCTGCAGCAGTAGTATGTTCGCCATCTCTGTTTTTACGATTGGGAACAACCATACCACGAGCATGTGCGTCATTGATAATTGCTTGTTCTGTCACAGCAACAGCACCCATAGTAGTCATCAGCAGCACAGTGTTCTCATGTGCCAGCACATTACTTAGGTCAATAAAGCGTAGTTTTTTGTCCAGTTTGTTTAGCAGCGCAGTATCTTGTCTGTTATAATCGATAAACTTTTCAAAGTCTTGATTGTATAACTGATCCAGTGTGCCTTCATATGCAACCTTGCGTTCATCTAGTTCATGTTCGCCAATACTATCGAGAGTATAACTGTGTCGTTCTTCATATGTATACTTGCGATACAGTTGCATGTAATCCAAGTGTACACGCCCTACTAGATCAAATGTTTGACTTTCTTTACCAAAGCGTTCAAATGTACGCTTACGAGGTTGTTGACCGAACAAACACCATTTGCGGTTATCATCTTTACTAAGCACACGAGTAATACGATTAATTGTATAGGGTATATCATATCCTTCACTGTTCCAACCACTTATAATATCTGCATCATCTAACAAGTCTAAAAACACTTGTAGCATCTCTGCTTCACTGGTAAACAGATATGTGTTATCAAAACGTTTTGTTAGATCCTTAGCAGTTTCCATTGTCATACTACCAGGTGGGATAGCCAATGTAACAAGTGTGTCTGTCCAGTCTAAGTATATACTAATTGCCGTAATAGGATTAAAAGGATCCTCAGGACTACTATAGCCTTTTTCTTTGTGGAAGTCTACCTCAATATCGAAAAAAGCAGTTTGTAGTTTAGGAGCATCAGCGTTTAGATAGTTGTCTGCCAAACAACGGAACACAGGATTGATGTCACTTTCCCATACGCCTTTGCTACCTTGGATTTTAAGTTCACGTTGGAACTCTTTGCGATTGCGTGTAGCAAATCTACTCACAGGTTTGTCATATATAGTTTTGTATTTGCCACGTGGATCATCATAGTAAAACACATAGTTGGCAGGATACTCCTGGTATGTTCTCTTTCCATTCACACGTTCGACTACATGTATCCTGTCACGTTCTCTGTCAAAATATGCGTCTACATAACTCATCAAAGAGCTCCAATTAGTTGTACTAATGCGTAAATGTTCATTATTGTGAACCAACTGCACAACACAAAGGCAAATGCTGCTTTTCTTATTATAGTACTAACTGCACCCAAAATGCTACCTATAAGATACAGTGGTACAAATTGCCAGCCATTGGGATCGAGGATAGTAAAACTCAATATTGCACTGGCACTGATAAGCATCACTGCTTCAATTAGTTCGCAGTAAAATGCCAATGGACTCAGTTTATAACTGTTCTCAAAGAACTCGTATATTGCTTTTGTGTAAGCAAATTTTCTAATACGATGCATTTAGATTTTGCCTACAGTAGCAAGAATATTCTCTAGCTCACTGTATTCATCACTGTGCTTTTCAAAATCTGCTTTGTATGCTGTGCGCAATGCCTTTTTAAGCACTGTTGGCTTGATCTGCATTTCTTCTGCAATGGCTTTAATAGTATCATTGAGACCATCATTGAGATCGTCAACTTCCTGCATTACAGTAATGCCTTCATTTACTAGTTGTGTTAGTTTTGCCTTTTCTTCAGGCCCGAAAACTCTGTCACTCATGTGAGTACTCCTTGTTGATTATTGCTTTATTATATATGTATATGGGAGAAGTGTCAACTAATATGTTGAGTTATTTCAACTGTAAGGTCTGACTTGCCTTTGATAAGTCTGTGATATACTCGTTCAGGAATAAAGTAATCTCTGCCAGGAACTAGTACCACAGGTAAACTGTTGTCTAACTGTAGACACCATCCTGCACCTTCTAACACACGAACTGTACGATCCTCAGCATCACGGTGCCAGCAAAGGTCACTGTTATCTGCGTGTTCTCGAAATGTTCTTTGTTTAATGTTAGGTGCGACTTGGGTTTCCTCGTAAGGTTTTACCACCATTGTCCGCCTTTAACTCCTAAAGCCTTGTAACGTGGAGTTCTGCAACTCCAATAACGAGCAGTAGTTTTATCATTTGCTGTTTTGCACTTGTGTCGTGCTACAAAACTTTTAACTGCACCTCTGTCTTTTGCTTTTACGCTAAGTCCAGTTGTGTCGCCCCATGATACTTTGATCACATTGCCTTTTTTATTCTTTGTGTATACATAAAACTTCTTACTACCGCCACGCTTTGGGCTGTTAAGTTTTACTTTGCGTCCTTGATACTCTGCTTCTGAAATGTCATTTTTAGCAAAGTTCATTAAATTTTCATATGACTGGCTAATATATTTTATAATTTTAAATTTGTTTTGTGTCGTGCCTGCTCGGTTAATTTTCGATAGTACAATCTCTGCTATGTTACTAGGTACTTTTACAGTTTTGCTATTGTCAAAAATAACATCTTTTTGTCCGTTCATCGAAATAGATTTAAGTAATTGAGCCTGCACGCCTTCTCCGTCATATTTTGTTTCATCAGACACAGGAAAGTCATATGCAGTCAAATCCATTTGAAAAGGGTTTTGTTTGCGCTCATCAAGTTCTTCTTCAATAACTTCCATTGGAACATCTAGTGGTACTAGTTCGCCTTCTACCATAATACATTCACCAATATCTGTGTCTAGCAGTTCTTCGTCTTGCCAATCTAAATTTAAGTGTTCACGAACTACACGAACTTGGCGATAAAATTCTGTAAACGCTGGCGAACCTGCACGGAACATACACTCTGTAAATGGGATACCTTGTTTAACATGTTCGCGAATAGCATTTTGAATGTCATCCATTGCAATCTTTACATTACTTGCACTATTTTTTGGATCAAATGTTACAGGTTTTACACGTTGAATAGTACTTTGACCGGCACCCTGCCTCTGATCTACTTTGGCTTGCTTCTGCATTGCTGTTCTTTCTTGATTATCTGCTTGTTTTAAAGCACTATTTAGATCATCTCTTGTTTGTTTTGTTATATGAGCATAGTCATTGTATCTTTGGTTATCTGTACTAATTCGATTAGCAAAATCTCTAACTCTATGATTCCTAACTTTATCTTGCATTGAGATACTTTTGTCAGCAACAGGTGTATTAACAACTGCAATAGTTCCCGGCTTTTTAGGAGGCACTGGCTGCTCTGTAATAAATTCACTTGCTCTCATTAGTTACTCACATTCTTTGCTTTGCCTTTGCGGCTCTTATTTGGATCTTCTCTACGCTTGCGTTTTACTGCTCTTGCAATACCCGCCTTGCCATCTTTTTTACCATCGCCATCTTTGTCTGCGTTGCGCAATTTTGCTGCAGCACTCTTACTCAAACACTTGGGCTTTGACTTTCCTTTAGTATCGCCACACTTGCCAATGCGATTACCTGATCCATCATAAGCATCCCAGCCACCGCCTCCAGCGCCGCCCTTTTTGCCTTTGCCGAACCACGCTCTCAAATCTTCATGTAGTTCGTAAGCTCGCATTATTTCTTCTTGCTGTTGCCCCAGTTGGCTGCACCAACCTTGCGACATTTAACTAGTGCACCACTGGCATATGCACTGGGCCAAACTTTGTAGCGTGATTTTACTTTGCGATAACAAGCATCTTTTTCGCCTGCTGCTTCATCAAACTGTTCTTCTGTAAGTGCTTCTTCAATGTCTTCACTGGCTTTTTTAAACAAATCTAATTGTGTGCCCTTTGGAATTTCAATAACTTTAGGTTCTTTTGGCTTATTTTTATCCTGCAATCTAGCCATTGCATCAAAATTTGACCTGTTGCGCAGACTTGATAAACTCTTGTATTCTTCAAGTTCTTCTTCAGTAATGCCTTCGCTCATGCCAGTTACTGCCTTCATTGCACGATCCAGCATGCCCATGTTTTGATCTACACTAATTTTAAGATCTGGATCCATGCGCTTTGCTTCTAGTTCACTTTTGGCAAGTGCAGTAATTTTCATAGCAAGTTCCATCTTATCGCCCTTGCCCATTTGCACAGCACGAACAAGTTCAAGCACTTCTGCTTGCACTGCTTTACGCTCGGGACTGAAAGATTTTTTCATAATCTCTACTGTGTCATCCATTGCAGAGTTTTCTGAGAACTGACGGAAACGCATTAGTCTTCCTCAGTCTGCTTTACTGCATACATATGTGCATCTTTTAGTGCTTGAAATGCTTCTGCAATCTTTTCATGTGCTACATTCAAATAACTTTCATCACCGCCCTCGGCAATTACTCCACCGCTAAGTTGTCCACCTTCTGCAGTAATAGCAACAAGTTGTTCCATTACTTTGTATGTGCTGTTAAACATGCGATCAAGTTTTGCTGCACCGATGTTTGTTTCTGCAACTGTTGTAGCAACTGTGCTAAGATCATTGCCTGCCTCAACTTCACTCTTCATAAAGTTGCGATAGCGTGTTGCCATATCATCAGTTTCTTCAACTTCCTCTGCTTCAACAACTACTGGCTGATAAGGATTCTCTGCACTGATAGCATTGAACTTACTTAGTAGATTTGCTGTTTCAGCAATCTCCGCTGGCTTTGTGCTTGGAGCACTTTCAACAACAACTGAAGTTTCTTTGTTCTCTTCGATGTCGTTAAGTTTCTGTACTAGTTTAAAAAAGTCAGACATTATTTTTTGCTCCATTCACTGAATTTACTTTGGGTTAGTGGTCTTGTTGTATCCTGTGCCATACTGCGTGGTTCCATACTGCGAGGACTGCGAGGTGCTCCTCGTTGTATAGGCTTTGTTTTTGGCATTGCCATACTATTTGCTTGTTTTTGCTGTTGTTGCATGCTTACTCTTGGTCCTTGTTTTACTGGGTTTTTGTCATCTTTTGGAAGTTTAGCAATGATATCACCAATAACATCTCTACCGCTTTTAGCACCTGCTTTAACTCCTTTACCTAGTTTACCAATGATGTCGCCAATAATATCTTCATCTTCTTCAACAGCATCTTGCTCCATCATTGCCATATCAAAGCCACTTACTTTAACACCGTAACGATCTTCTAGTTCATCAGCAACCATATCAAAAATTTCATCTTCGCTGTCACCAGGATTAACCATAACTTTAACATTTACGTCTGTTGGAAGTTTATCAAGTGCTGGACCATCATAATCAATGTTTGTTGCTCTGACCATTACTTCACGATCTTCATTAACTGCTTCTTCACTAACTAAGCCCATTTCTTTAGCAATCTCGTAGCGTAGTTCATCAGCATCGCCTGGCTCCATGTCAGCACTGCCTCTGCGTCTTGCTTCCATGTCAATCCAACTTGCCCATTCACTGCCAAACTCTTCAAGGTCGCTAAAGCCTAAACGACCTTCTGCGATACTTTCTGTAGCAGTTTTTTTCTCGTCTGCTAGATGTGCATCAATGCCTGCTGTGCTCTTTAGTCCCCAATGCTCTGCAGCCTTTTTTGCTGCGGCATATGAACTAGTGCCACTGCACTCGTACTTGCCTTTCTTAGCATGTACACAAATGTAATCACGCTCTTCTGCTTCGATAACTTCAACACTTTCCGCATAAAGTCCATCAATGTCGCCCAAGTAACCATCACAAGCATTGTCCTCATCATTGGGACAATCACCGCCGCAATATCTGCACTCTTCTTTTTCTTCCATTGTCATAGCGTCTGTCATATCACCAGCAACAGGAACAACTGCTAGTTCTACATCAGACATTGCTTGACCTTCCATGTAGTGTTTAACACTACCCAAGTAGTCAGCAGCCTTAGTAATCTTTGCTGCGACCCAACCATCAATGCCTTCCATCTCTGAGACATCTTTGAGCATTTTATGAATTGCTACTGCATATTTTGCACTCTTGTAGCAATCGCTTCGTGCCATTTGCACTTCATGATCTTTTTCAGCCTCATGAGCCATGTCAGCTAAACCTTCATTTAACTGTGGTTTCTCAACATTGAGTTCTTCAAGTTTTGTAATAATATCACGCATGGTTTTGTTCCTGTTTTATTAGTGTGTTTTATATTTATCGTTTAACAATGCTACCCATAACATTGTCTTTAACATCAAGTGCATTGACTGCAGTACCATCTGGCTTTTTCTTTTGCGGTGCAACTGGAATACCGTTTTTATCTCGTTTAAGTTTAGCATGTGCTTGTACTGGATTTGCAACTGCAGCAATATTACCACTTGCTGTTGCTGTTGCACTTGCTGTTTCCATTATCTCTTTAATTTTCATTTAACTTTTCCTTAACGCTATAATCACTTAGTAAAACTGGTGTGTCTGTTAAACTTTCAACACGCACATCATATGCTGGGCTATCCTCTAGTTCTACTACAAGATTGTTGCTTACGGTACGAGGAGCAATAGTATAAAAACGCTCTGTCATTAGTTCGTCATTTATGTATACTCTATACGGAGTATGGTCAACATCACATTTTAATACTGCTTCTATCCACATATCAATCTCGCATATTAAATGCAAAACTTACTTGTCTTGCTAGTTGTATGCCTCTTTCCCGTTCTGCTTTCTTGGTACTCTTTTTCATTTTGTTAGCCTTAGCACGAAGTCTTTTCAAGTCTGTCTTGCTAAGTTTTTCGCCGGCGCCCTTGCCCAAATACTGTGCTGCCTTTCTTTTTAAACTGCCTGGGCGGCTGCCTGGTTTTTCTGGTTGTGTAAAGTCCTCAGTTAGTTGTTCCAACTCCTCCATCAGAGTCAGTATTGTTTGTTGTTGTTCGTTCAGATCGTTGTGTTGCATCGTTCTGTGCCTTTTGGTTCTGGATCCACTTCTTCGCCGCTGGCTTGCTAGGTGGAGTGTTTAAGAATCTTTGTGTCTCATTGTATACTTTATCAAAGTTTTTCTGTCTATCA